CAAACGATTCGCTGCCCAATCGTTGCGTTTGGGAGTTCACCGCCGGAACGACCGGCGGCGCGGGCGGAGCCGGGGCAATCTGCGGCTGGTTCGCAACCGGAGTCTTGACGACAATCCGGGTTTCGATCAGGTACCGGCCCGGGTTTCCTTCGTCGGAATTCCATCGAAGGCAATCGCAAATTACCATCCCCGAATCCAAAGTTTTGTCGAGGGAGTTTTTTACCGGCCAGACGTGCGCGCCGTCAGCGCCGGGAATTTCGGAATTGATGATATACGCGGCCAGAGCGCGGGCGGTTTTGGATTGTAAATTGTGGTAGCTCATGCGGCCTGTCGGTTGAATTCAGCAAAGGCGGTTTCAGACAATTCTTTTTTCAAATGTTCCATCATGCTTTGGGTTTCCGTTTGGAATGCTCGCTCGAATGCCGGACGGCCATATTTAACCAGACCATCATTGTGATGCGCCCCGCCGGGGCCGGCCATGCCAACGTAGTTCTCAATCGTTGCGGTCGGGCGCTCGCTTTCGATTGCGGCAATCCCGCGCCCTTTAGCCGCGCCGAATTGTCGGACGGTTTTGTCCTCAGGTTTTCCCCGGCTGAGAAACTTGTAGGGCACTCGCAATTTGAGCGCCTTGATTGCCGGAATCCATCCCGCTTTCAAAAATGCAACCGTGTTTTGGCGTTTGGCAATAAACTTCCGCACTTCCGCAGCCATGTCGCGCCCGTACAGTCCAGGCTTTCCTTGTTCTCCCCGCTTTTTGTTTATCATCAAAGCAACAATCGGTGCCTGCGCCGTCGCACCGCCCGCCCCGGTGTAAACTGTTTTTGTTTTCAACAACCGGCGCGAGCCTTTTTTTGTCTGCTTGAAATCGTAAATCAATTCCGAAAGGCTGCGGCCAATCGACAGTTTGTCGGCCTTGGGCGTGTAATTCTGAGCGGCAAAGGCGATGTAAAGCGCGTGCGCATTGATGACGTTCGCCGCCGAACGCCGGGAAATTTGGATGCAGGCATTCAGCGCGCGGTCGAATTTTGATTGATCCCAAGTATCAGCCATTTTGCGAAGCGTCGTTTGCGTCAACCGTGCATTGATGGCCGTTGGGCGCATCCGTTCGGCTGACAATTCGGAATAATTTCCCGGCGTATAAAATCAAATCACGCGACTTTGGAAATGGCCCTTGGCCAAATTGCGCGGTCGTAAAAGTCATCCTCAAATCCGAATCCAGCATCATGCCACCCGCCGAAGCGTCACGCTTCAAAAAGACACTTCCCGGCAAGGCGATAAACGTTCCGAAATTGTCCGGCATTGGATTCCCCGCCGGCCATTGAAATGTCGGGCATGCGTTTCCAAACGATGCGGCCACTGAATCAAGGTGCGCAGCGTGATCGGCATAGATGTCGATTCCGTTCATGGATTCACAACTCCTGCCGCGTTCGCCTTGCACTCGTTTTCGTTTTGCTTTGCCAGTTGCGCGATGCGTTCGCCGGCGGCCTTTATCTCGGCGTGGTCCTGAATTTTTAACCCGTCGCAAAGCGCGATGAACAGAAGCCCGTAATCCCCGAATTGCCGGATGTCAATTTCGACTTTCATAAATCAAAACGCCGCGCCGGATTACCCAAAACCGGCGCGGCGCGAAACGAACCAATGCGGCGGAGAAAAATGTTTATGCCTTGGCCAGCTTGAAGGCATCGGTCAGCCGCGCAATGAGGTCTGCCGAGTTCGCCATCATTGCCGCCAGCACATCGGCTTCGCGTTTTTTGGACGCGGCTTCGTCGGCGACTTCCTTTTGGATTTTGGCCACGACATCTTTGTTCGTCGAGTCGGCGATGCGTCCGCACAAATTCAGGTTGGCAATCAAGGCCCATTCCTTGCCAAACCGCTTTGCAAGCTGCTTGTCGTCCTTGCCCATCTTGTCCATCGGAATGTCGTTGCCCTGGGCGTCAACCCCGATGGAAAAAATAGCGCCTTTGTGAATGTGATCCGGGTGAAGCGCGCCTTCAATCTCCGCGACGAAGGTGTTTTTGAATCCAGAAGTTGCGATGAATTTTGCCATAGGTTTTGTTTTGGATGGTGTGTTTTTTTATTGGGATTTTCGTCCGGTGAAAAGTGCGCTGACGGTTGCGTTGGAAACCGTTCCGCTGCCGACATTCCAAACGATGTAAAGGTATCTGGCCGCATCGCCCACATTGTAGCCGATTCGATAAAATCCTTTTGTAGATACGGTAGCCGCTCCGGTATTGGTGAACAGGGCTGGAGCCAAATAAGGAGTCGCCCATCCAGCCGTCGCTGCAGTCGGGGTCGTGGTTGTGCCGGGATAAAGCGCGGTTTGAGTGGCGGTCAAATTTGTTCCGCCATACATCAAGTTCGTGATCGTAATTGAACTTGAAACGGCAAGCGCATAATTTGCCAGGGCGGTGAGGTTGGTTTGGTCGGGCGACGTATAGAGCTGCGCTGTCAGGACCGGTGCTCCGGTTCCGTTCGTCAGTGTCGCCAAATCCACATTGGCAATTCCGTCGAATCCATGCGTGTCAATCGGCCCGTTGGTCAACAGCGGCGCGGCTTGCGTCATGGCCGTAGGGCTTGTCAGCACAAAGCTGCGCGTGGTTCCAAACGTGTCAATTTGGGCGTAGGCCGAAGCCGCCAAACAAAGCCCCGCAATCGCGACCAGAAGAATTTTGGTGAATTTCATATTTTTGTTTTCGTTGAAATTTTGTTTGTTCAAATCGTTTATTGCGCGGCGGAATCCGGGGTGACGCAGAAGCTCACCGGATGGCGAACCGCAACGTCGCCGAACGTGTTGACCGTGATGCGGACTTCCGCTTGGGTGTCCAGCGTGTAGGGGTTGACGATGATGTCGTAACCGCCCCAAAGAGCGTGAACCACGTCGTCGAAGTTTCCGAACAGCAATTGGTTGTTCGGGATTTGATTCGTCGCGGCGGCGCGGTAGCCGTTCATTTCGCCGTCGTTGGAATTGTCGAGGCCATACTTTCCTTCCCACAGAAAGAGAGGAACAACCGAAGTCACGCCGACGCCGGTTTTGGCGACGGTTTTGAGACGGCCCTTCGCGGTCGGCGTAGTCACATAGGCCATTCCATTCACGTCCGCATTCGCAGCCGCAATCGCAGTTTCCATCGCAACGATGGACGACCAGGTTGCCGTTCCGCCAAGAATAACGGAACTGATTCCCGGCGCGTTCATAATTCCGAGCGGTTCCGAGCCGGCCCCGTTGCCGTTGAGAATGATGCGGTCCCAATCAATCGCCACGACCTTCATCAGGTCGTCACGGATGAAGTTTTCAACGTCAACCGAGGACTGGAGCAGCAACTGGCGGGTGTATTGGTTCGACGCACCAACCCGTTTCGGCGAGAGCAAAATCTGGTCGAGCGTTTGGGTGGAAATTGCGAGAGCGGCGGATTCCGGCACGCTGTAAGCAGTCGCGGCGCCGGTCTGACGCGGAACGGCAATGTTGCCTTCGAGTCCGGCCATGCCCTGAACGCCGAGCCGGTCGCAAACCATGCGGTTGCGCAGGATTTCAATAATCGGCGTGAGAATCGTGGTCTGGACAAAGGCGCCGCCCTGACCGAACGTGTTCACGTTCAAATCCCGGTGCATCATCCGGCGGGTGCGGTTGGCGCGGCCCATGTCGGCGGTGACATCGAACGGAACGAACAGGCCTTCAGGCTGGCAATCGCCGCCGCTGGCTTTGGTCAACTCGCGGCTCATGTCCCATTCCACGCCGTCCCGCTTGCCGCCAGGAACCAGCATGGACTGCAAACCGCGCAAAAGTGAATACTGTGATTGATCGCGCTTGCTGTAGGCGCGGAAAACTTCCGTCTTGGGCGTGACCTTTTTGAAATTCAAACAGTCGGTCATGGCGCGGACGGAAAACTGGTCAACCGTCATTTCAGCACCAAGCGCCTCGGTGACGAGGGCGCGCACCTTGTCGGCTACGCCGGGGTTGTCAACAATGAGGGCGTCGGCGCGCTTGGTGATTTCCGCTGTGCGCTGGCGTTCGGATTTCAGCGGGTCAACAATGGTTGCGGCGGGAGCGCCGGCGGCAGGGGCGGTTGCGGCAGGAGCGGGGTCAAGTAAAATTCTCATACGTTTTTTTTGTTCCGGTGTTAGTTTTCCTGTTAATGTTAAAATGTCCACGTCGGCAGGTTGTGGAATCGTGCGCGGATTATTCCGCCCGACTCCGGCAGCGGGATCGGCGGGCGTGGCCACGGATGAAATTTCATGGGCGCGCCACGCAAATCGCTTCAACGGTTTTCCGTCCGTGTGTTTTCCTTCGGCCAAAAGTTTTGTTTGATCATAGCCAACGGAAATATGCGGTCGCATCCGGGTTTGCATCTGGCGGCAGCGTTCCGCGCCAAGTCCGGCTTCGTCCATTTCCAGTTCCGCCCTGCCTTTTTTGTCGGCTTCAATCGCGGCGGATTTTATCACGCCGATTGGCGATTTCGGGTCGTGCTCGTCCAGAACCGCGCCGCGATTTTGAAGCAAAGACAAATCGGCGTTGTTCGGTTCGTGACAGAGAACTTCCCAATACTGTTCGCCTTCGTCGTGGTCAATGCCGTCACCAACTCGGAGCACGGGAGTCTCGGAAGAAAACGCAACCTTGATGGAGCGATTGGTCAACCCGTCCGCCGCTCCGGGCGGAACGACATCCGTTGAGGCGATTTCGGCGTAACGAAATTTCATCGGCGCATCGTTGCTTCGCTTTTTGATTTTTGCGGACATGATTAGGGATAGGTAACGTTGGTTGCGATTCCGCTTGAAAAATAAATACGGCAGAAATTTGTCCCCGCCTGTTGGTTGGTTGCGACTCCGGTAAATCCGCCGACAATGGCGGTGGTTGGAAGATTTGTTAAAGCCGAACCGTTCCCCTGAAGGTTGGTAAGCGCGCCGCCGTCAACCGGACTATATTTCCCAAGCAAAACAAAGCCGGGATGAGAGCCATCGAAGTATTGCGCCCAGGCCGCGATTATTGTGAGAAACAAAACAATCGAAAGTGCCAAAATGGTTTTTTTCATTTTCAAAAATGGTTATTTGTCCACAGGTTCAAGCAGTTTCGCCAATCGGTTGCCATTCAAATGTCCGTTCGTTGCGGATTTTTTCATGGTTTGTTTCCCACCCTTTTTGGCCGGCGGAGCGGGCGGCTGTGCGCCATCTTCCGGGTTGGTCAAATCCTCTCCGGGAACTCCTTTTTGTATTGTAGGCAACGTGACATCGCCGCCGGAGAAATCCAGGTCGTGATCCTCGTCAATCTTTTTGTCGGCGGCAATTTCCGCGTCAACTTTCTGTGTGTCACCGCCGCGCTCGGAATTCAGAATCACATGGTCGCGGGAATCCAGCCCGGCCTCGATGCGGAGAATATCGGCCTGAGTGTCCTGCATGGGATTGATCTGGCCCCATTTCTTCGCGTGGAAGTGCGCGGCCTTGATAAATTCGGGAAGCCGGCCAATCGGCTGCTTGACGATGCCAGACAAAATCGCGTACTTCAGCCACGCATTGAAATGCGGGCGAACCAAATTCAAAATCATGTGCTTCTGCAATTTCTTGAATTGGTCGCGCTGCTGATTTTCTCCGAGACGGCCAGATGAAAAATTGACACCCTCCAAATCGTTTGCGAGAACGTGATAGGCAAGGCCCGCGCCGCCGGCCACTGCGCGCAGATTCTGCTTTGTGAAATTCGGGTAAGCCTCGACTGGGTGCTTGGGATCCCATTGGTCAACTCCGTATCCGGCCGGCAACTCCTCAAAGGTGCCGGGGCTGGCCTGCATTTGTTTGGCTTCTTCTTCATTTTGCGTGTCCCCCGAATACTCGTCGCCCGTCGCGTCCTTTTTGAAAAATCCCATTTTGCACGCGCTCACAATCGCCGCCGTCATCTCGGCGACATCGTACTGGTCGAGCCGATGAAGCCGCTGAATAATGGAACAAAACGACGGCATGCCGATGTATTGCTCCGCGCGCGTGCGGATGTTCCAAAGCGCGATTATGTCCTGCGCGTCCACGCGCTCGCGATATTTCGGAGAATTGCTCCAGGCAAAAACATCGCCGGGATGCCGGGTCAAAAGGTGGTAGGCAACCGGCGCGTGAAATTCGTCCATCTCGATTGAGAACTGGATTTCGTTCGCGGTCCCGACCTGGGGCCGGTTCCAGTTGTAGTCCAGGTGGTCGGTTTCCAGAATGTCCACGGCGTAGTGGCAATCGTTTTTGGGAAACTGGCGATAATGCCGCCAGATGATCCCCCCGTCGCGGATGACGGCTGAAATGGTCTGCCAATAGCCTTCCGACCGGCTCAATGTTTTCCGCACGCTGAAATTTTCCGGCAGCCCGGCCTCTTTCCACGCCTGTTCAATTTCCAGATTCGTTTCATCTTCCTCGACAAATGCTCCGTCAACCATTTTTCCGACCTTCATTTCCAGCCGGAACGGGTCGTCCCCGACAACATTGTTTTGGTGCGCGTTGATGATTTGGGTTGCGTAGGGATTGTCGCGCTCCAACCGGCGCGCCCGGCTGCGGGAGGCCACGACAGAAACCAAAATTTCGGCGTTGCTGCTGGTGATGGAAATTGGAAAATCCTGATTCAGCCGGGTTGTCGCCGCCGAATCATACATGCGGATTTTCTGGCGCGGAATCATCCGAAGATATTTCGCATCCTTGGGCGTGACCATCCTCGTGTCGAGAAGTTCCCGGCCCATTTTTGCCGGCGCTTCAAGCTCGGATTTGTTCCGGCCAAAAATTTCAAGTGACAATTTCATAACGCGCCGCGATAAGGATTGCCCGGCCCGAATCCGCCTTCACCCAAAGTTGGATTTGGAAAGGTGACGGCAAGTTCGGTTGTGATCCTCCGTCCGGTTGGCTGTTTGTTCTGTGCGCGCTCTTTTGCAATCTCGCCCTGCCGCTGATGTTTGAAGGAAAAATAAAGCTCCTTCAAATCCCGCACCGGGATGCGCCTGATCATCGTGCCGTTAATTTCCGAATCCAGAACATCGTTGGACGCGCGCCCAAGCATGACGGATTCCAGCTTCTCAACCATCTGCTGCGCGAAGGTTTTCAGGTTTGCACCGCGGGGAGCGGTCGCAAGGTCGGGCAGAATTGTCACCGGGCCGAGATAGACCTGATACCGCTCGCCGACGTTGGCCGTGTTGTAAGCGTAGCCGGCCAGTTCGTATTCGCCGGGCGGCCAGCCTTCTGTAACGGAGCCGTCCACAAACACAAGTTGTTCCGGCCCGCCGGTTGTCGGCTGCGCGGAATCAAATTCTATCGGCAGTCCGCCGCCGCGAATTTCGTAATGAACAATCCAGCCCGGCGCGGGATACTTCGGGAAATTGCTCTGAAAAGAAATCGAATCGCCGCAGGTTATTTTTATCGGTTCGCGGCGTTCGGGGACAGTTGTTGCGGCAGTGGCCATTCCAAAAATGGCCGGATTGTCCACGGGTGAAAGAAAAATCCCCGGCCAAGTTAATGTTCTTTTTCCTTCCTGTGTTCTTTTGGAGTTTTCGCATGCGTACGCTTTCCGCCAGTTATTTTTCTGACACCTTTAATACAATCCCATCTTCTCCTTTGGAGAATTTTGTAAATGGCAGATTTGCTAACATTGTAAAAATAAGAAATCCCAAGGGCAGAAATTCCCGATTTTCTAAGTTCAAAAATCTTTTTTACTTCGGTTTCTTTGAGAATTCGGTGATAAGCTTTTTGCCCTTTTCTGGATGGCATGTTTCCGTAAAAATTCCCGTGTCGGTTTCTCCCCTTTTGAAACATGTCGGCATTGTTTTCCTGTCGCGTTCCCAAAAATAAATGGCTCGGCTCAAAGCAGGGCGGGTTGTCACAACGATGGAGCACACATAAACCGTCTGGAATTGGGCCGTTAAACAATTCAAAAGATTTTCGGTGAATACTGATGTTCCTTACTTTCCCATTTTCCCATACTGAAATAATCCCATAGCCGCGGGCCACACTTCTTCCGTACGGCTTCATGCAACGCTGTGTCCATTCCAGACATCCCGTCGGTGTTCGTTTCGCTCTTTCCAAAAGATATTCTTTCGTGATTTCCATAGAATTAAATCCTCCCGAATCCGCCAAAGCCACCAACCCCGGCGACCTGCATTGAAAGCCGTTTGCGCGGAGCCGGTTTCGGCGCGGACTGTTCCGCCGGCTTTTCCGCCGGCTTCAATTCGTAATCCGTTTTTTCCTGCGCCTCGGTCTTTTTCGGAAACACATTCAGCCGCAGCCGCGCAATGTTTGGCCGCAAAATATCCAGCGCGGCCATGTTATAGACCTTCAGGTCCAGCGCCTCGTTGCGCTCGAATTTCTTTTCCCATTTCTGACGCACGACACCGCGCTCAATCGTCGTCACCAGTTTTTCGGAACATAGCTGCTTGAAGTAAAGCTCCGTGTAGCCGCGCCCAGCTGGGAAATGAATGTAACGCGGTCCCGGCTCGTCCATCGTCAGACGGGACATCAGCGATTCCTTGGCCGTATCCGTTCCGACGCTGAATAAAAAAATCCCGTAATGCTTGTTTTTGTGCGGCGTCACCAGCGGTGCGTGCGGTGTGGCGCTGCCTTTCACCGCGTAAAACCGCCGATGCTGCCGAGCCTTGACGAAACGATAGACCGCTTTCGTTTTGTGGCCGCTGTCAATCGCAACGCAGGTGATGCCCATTTCAATCCCGCTGGCGTGTTTGAATTTTTTGGAAAGAAAATCATCGCATTGCTCCTGCACGTCATTTTTGTCGAAGTCGCCCCAAACAACATGCTTTTCGATTGACCAGGCTTCTTCCTCGTCGCCGATGCCCTGCACTTCAATCTCGGCCCGGTCGTCCTGAATATCCACCGCCGCCGTTAGCAAGACGACTTCTTCCGGCACTTCGGCCTCGTACTTCTCAACCCGATCAAGCAGGTAGCTCCATTCAAGCTGTTTTGTTTTTTCTTTCCACGGTTCCGCCAGAAAAATGTTCGTCCAGACGCGGAGAGATTCCGTTCCGTTTTTCTTCGCCTTCAAAAATTCCTCCGCAAACTCATGGAAATAATTTTTGTATGCGCGCTTCAACCCGATGGTGCGGTAAAGGCCGTTGAGGTGCCGGCCTCGGATTCCTTTGAACGGAGCGGTCGCGCGCCATTCGGCGCGAAATTTTTTTCCATTGACGGCAACTGGCGGGTTGTCTTTGTGGCCGCTGTTGATGGCCGCGATTCGTTGCGCGTCTGACCAACTGTGATGACACGACTCGCATTCATAGACCGCGTGTTCCGTGTCGCGCCTCTCGGTTCCGTCCGGTTGGACAAAAGAAAATTTGAGTTGCCCCCATTTCAAATGCTGCATCGCCCCGCAGTGGCAGCACGGGACAAAATAAAATTGCTTGTCGCTCGCTTCAAAGCCGGAATGAATCCGAGAAGTGCTGACGTGTGTCGGCGTCGAGGATTTCAGCTTTACCGCATCGAAAAATGTCATGGCGGCGCGGTCGGCCAGCGCCAGTGGATCGCCTTCGCTTGTCATCTCGAATGCGTCAATCTCGTCCTGAATGATTATTTTTATGGAACGCTGGCGCAAGGTGGCAACAGAGTTCGCCCCGACTGCCGAAATGTGTCCGCCGGGAAATTTACGGTTGAGTGTCGTGCTTTCGGAATCCCGCTCGCGCGGTTCGCGTAAAATGTTTTTCAGGCCGGGGGATGCGCGAAATGTCGGCAGAAGCTTTTCCCGCATCCAACTCATTGCGCTTTCCAGAGTTGGACGCACGTTCAATACTGAATTCGGATTTTGATTGGCGTAGTAGCCGTTTATCAAAATCAGGCAGAGCGTTTTCCCAAGCTGCGAACCGATTTCCCAGAATGTCTCGACCGATTCCGGGTCGAGCGGGTCATCCAGCATCGCCTGCTGGTATGGCATTCGCGCCAAGCTGTATTTTCCGGCCTCGGCGTTCCCTTCGCGGGGCAAATAAATCTCGCGTTCCGCCCATTCGGAGATTTTTAGAGGTGATGCCGGAAGAATTATCTCCAACCATTTATTCCTTGATTTTGAAAATTGGGGGTTTCTTTTCATTTCTCTTCATTTCAGCAATTCTTCGATAATCCTTCTTTGTTGTTTTTTCAAAACCGAGATGCTCAATTTTGGGATCGGGTCGAAGCGCGTCCGCTAAATCTTGCAACATTGATTCTTGTCGGCGGAACTTTATTTCGTCCCGCGCCTTTAGTATCGCGCCGATTAATTCCTCGAAAGTTGCCCGGCAGTCTGCCGTGATTGTTTCTTCGATTCTTGTTTTTTTGTCTTGATAAAGCTGCTCAAGAATGAAATCCAAGCAAAAAACAGCATCTTGGTTTGGTCGGCTTGTATTTAAATCTTCCCTGCTAGTGTTTTTCATAAATATTCTTCAGTTATTTTTTTGTGCAATTCCAAAAGCGATTCCCTGATCGAGCAGTCCATCAAAACTCTTGTTGCGCGGTCTATTTTTCCCTGCGATTCGAGATTATGTCCTATTAAATCAAGGTGCTGTTTCAACAAAATTGTGCGCTCTATCCATTCTTCATCCATGTCGGAAATTCTGGCGAACTCTCCAGCCTCAACTTGGTCTCTCCTCTCGGCCCGGTTTGCTTCCGCAATCGCCTTTCGTTCCGCAGCACCCCCTCTTGGTTTAACGCTTCCGCGAATCAAGGCCCGGAAACATTCCGGCGCTTTGTAAACTGGATCGCCCCTTTTGCCCGGAACAGCATCAAGCCCCAAAAGCCGCTTCTTTATTTCGTGCCGGTCAATGCCGGTCACGAGGGACAGTTGACGCAGGCTCCATTCGGTTTGTATTTCATCTGCTCTCCGACTGGTGGGGGCGACCATCTCGGCGAAACTCAAATCCTCCGGCGAAACTTTTTGGCCTTTCGCAAACTTTCGGAGGATGCTTTTTTTGCGTAACTCAATCAGCGCCGCCTCGGTTTTTTTGTCAGTTTTCATTGCCACACCTTTTGAAGTTTTCCAGCGAGCGTGAACAACGCGCCGCGCGCCATGATTTGAGTGTTCAATGCCTGGCCTTTTTTGAGTGATCCTATTTTCCGATAGCCTTGAGATTCAAACCACGGGACTTTGCTTTCTATGACTCGCGCAAAATTCGGCATCAGGAATTTCATAATAGCCCGGCCCAATCCGTGCGAACGATGCGCGGGTATGACGTTCAGCGCCAACAAAATCCCGAGGTGTGGATTAATGAGGCTGACGGCGACTGGCGCGCCGCCGTGAGAATAAAAAAGTGCGCCGCCATTTTCGGCGTTTTTCTGCATGGTGTCTAGGCCGATGAACGCCGGATGTCTTCCGCGGTCTAAAATTTGTTTGAACATTTTATAATCACCAGCGCGGGCCAGCTTTACCTCAAAGTTTTTAGCACAGTCACACATTTGGTTTGATGTGGGTTGCACCGCACTTCGGGCATTTGCAGGTCGTGTTTTTGTGAGTCGGCGATTCACGATTCATTTTGTCGGGGGGTTCCATCGCCTCCAGTTGCGCGGCTAGCGTCGCGTCGAATTTCAAAAGTTCTGCCTTCATCGAATCCTCAATGTGAATTTCCCGAAGAATCTCATCGTCGAGTTCGGCCAGAAACGGGGCGAGCAGTTCTGCGTTGGGATCGCCGTGGATCGTGTTTAGATTTATCGCCAGTCGGGCGGCGGAGGCGTCAGACATTTGAACAACCACGCACGGAATTTCCTTGTAGCCCAATTCCGAAGCGGCCATGAATCGGTGATTGCCGCTTATGACCTCAAATCGCAGGCGCGAAATTGGCCGGACAAGAATCGGCGCACAGAACCCGTCCCGCTGAATTGACTTCTTGAGCGAATCCATTTGCCTTGGGGTTAGAAATTGCGGATTCCTCTTGAGCGTCACCAAGCGCGAGGTTGAGATTTTCTTCAACTCGGTTTTTTTCATAGTTTTTAATTTCCAAAATCCGGCCCAGCGAGATAACAAAACACGGAAGTCCCTGCCACTGGCCGCGCGAGATTCCCCGACATTCAACCCGCATCCAGGGCGACGCTGGATTGTAGCCGTTGCGAAAATGAACTTCGTCAAAACTTTGGCTGGCCAGTCGGCGATCCCAAAAGGGGGTGATGGACCGATATTCCTCAATCTTTTCGCCGGCGGCGATAGCGTCAAACCAGCGTCGGTGAAGTGTTAGGTGTAAAATTTTCATGCGATCAAAACCCGACACCAGCGAGCGCCGAAAATGCAGATGTGAAGCCGACACAATCGGCGATTCGCTGGGCGGGTAAATGGTTCATCGGCTTCACAAGATCAATATCGCATTTGGGGGACGTATTGTCAACATTTTGGGCGTGGTTCAGCTTGTGGCGTTCTGCTGCTCTAAGGCATCGAGAGTTTTTCTGGTATCGGGTTGGTTTCATGGGCGCGATCTCAATTACAAAGCTAACTTTGTTTATTTACCTGTTAGGCATCCAGTTCGCACGTCTTGTCGAAAGCGCGTTCAGCGCACGAGCATGGGATGTCGGGTTCATTGCTGATTGGTTCGTCGAACAGTTCTTTTTCATTTGCCAGCCTTTCGATTAGTTCGTATGGCTCACCGTATCGCTCGTTTTTGTGCTCATGGTTTCTTCCTCATAAAATCCCGGCGCGCCTGTTCCGTCCGATTCCGCCGGCTGTGAATGTGAAATGTTTTTTGAAAATGCCGCTTTTGGCTCCGGCGAAATTGCACTCCGAACCTGTCCTGAAAATCCAAAGCGTATCGTGAGATTATGCTTTTCCGAATCCGAAACATCTTCCCGATCTGCCGGTAATTTTTGTTCCCCACAAGGTCGGGCCGCAGCACCGCGCACATCGAAACAAATCGATTGCAAACCGTTTGACGCCCCACTCTTTGTTTCCCGCCGGTAAAACACCACTGCAAAATCTGGTTCAGCGCCTCCGCGAAATCTAAAATCTTTTCGTCCCGCTCTGAAAGTTCTCCCGGCGCTTGCACAACCGCCGATTGGTCTATTTGCCCGTCACAAAAATCGTTCGTGGAGTCGTAGTGGTCCATCGCTTTGTTTTTATTCCCTTTTTATTTGGTGACTATCCCCTGATGCCCCGTAAATCCGAGACGATTTGAGG